CAAGATAGTCTATCTGCTAAATGATGTAAAACCATATCTCCTAAGAAAATCGCCACATGATTTAAAGTTGGATACATGATAGACATTAATAATACATCTCCTTTTTCTAATGGCTCATCTGGTCTAAGTTCTCTAAATCCTGTTCGCCAAGCATAACTTTCAAATAGCGGATCAAATAAAAACTCATCGGCAGTCATATTTCTTTCATAATCTTTTAATTCGATACCTTTTTCTTCTCTGTACCAATCAACAACTAAGCTCCAACAGTCTGTCACACCCCACACCCATTTACGACCCAATAAAGGTGCTTTGTATCCTGATGGTTCTAAGTACGCCCATTCTTCAGATTCGGGATTAACAATATACCAGGGTAAATTACTTCTTTCACAACTAACTTTATCTGCTTGACTAGGTTCTGGGGATGCTACTGGATGACTATGAATGACAGCTATTATGTCTCCTAAATTATCTGCCTTTACATAATCTTCTGGATTTAAAATAAATTCTTGATGACTTGTTATCGCTAAATTTTCACATGGATAGTAACGTTTTTTACCTCTTATATTAAGTAAGAGTCCTACAGATTCTTTAGGATTTTGGTCTTTCGCATGAACCAATGCGTCATCTTGCCAACTCATTGAAAGAATGTACCGATAGCAGGAAATAACTCTCTAGTACATTGTCTTTTTGGTAATCTAACTCCTGCCAAGTCAGAAGGTGCAGCTAATTCAAACTCTACTACTTCTCTATTTTCAGTTGCTTTACGATCCACTAAATATATTTCTCTTTTAAATTCAGCAGTAGGATCAGGAGTTCCGAGAGGATTTGAATTTCCTGGAAAGTTTACAGCATCAAGAAACCTTGCCATAGTTCTTATTCTTGTTACTGTTGCACCTGTAAGGTCATTACCTGTATTGACAGCACCAGCTACAGTAGCCGTATTTACTAAATTCAGTATTGCGGATATGCTCCCTAAAGCATTACTTATAGTTAGCTTTGGTCTAGGTATTTGACCTCTTCTATAGGCAAATCCATCTGCGATTATTGGCATCCTTGTATATGAATTTCCTGCCCATACAATTTCGCCATTATTGTTTAAACTTGAACCCCCGTGAAACCTGTATATTGAGGTATCGTTGTGAAAAGTCTGACTTAATTGCAGCGTAAATAATTCAATAATTGCTGAAGGATTTATTTTTTGAGCTTCGCTATAAACAAGAGCAGTACTCATGGTTCAAACACCTCTCTAAATGTTGCTTGAATTGTAGCTCTGTTAACAAATGGAATTGATTTTGACCATGCTTCACATACAAATTTAGATGAACTTGCTTCTCCAGGTGGAGTAAAATCAAAGCTGGCACTATCATTTGCTCTTGCATCTA